TTAGTTGTTAATTCTTTTCCCCAATAAATATGATCTTTCTTTTCATTTCCTCCCGGCCAGGGGTTACCTTTAGAGTAAAGTATTAAAGCTTTTTGTGCCCTATCTACAATTTCTATATACTCATCTAAAGCAATGCATAAATTATACTCAGTTTCTAATCCATTTTCATCAGAATAAGAATATACTATTGTTCCCGCAGGAAATACTGGGTATTTTTCCATGATTATTTTTTCTTTTTGGTTATTTTATCAATTATTGACCTAGATAAGGAGAAATATTTTCCACAGTCCTGACATTGCATTCGCTGTTTTTGTAAACCACTTGCCATAACTAACCATCCTCTTCCTACAGTATGGTTTGAACCACATTCAGGACAGGTAGTTTTAGGTTTATTAGTGATAACTCCTACATGAGACTTGCTTTTAATATAAGGCTTAAGTCTTGTAAATACTTTCTGAAGTAACAAAACGTCACGCTTACAGTATTTGATCATTTTAGCCATTGCGGAAGAACTGTTTTTTTCAACAATATCCTTCCATAATTGAAATCCTCCGGTTTCTTCCTTCCCCCCAAATCCAAGAAATTTACCTAAGTAGTCAAGTCTGTTAGAATTAAATCTAAATCCTGATCTACTGGCTTTTAAAGTATCTACAGACTGGTAATCAGGAAACATAGGAATTCCATGATAAATACATCTTGTTCTTATCCATTTAATGTCAAAATCTTCACTATTTTGACCCACAACTTCATCAGCCTGAGCCATAATAGCCATAAAATCAATTAACATATTTTTATCATCTCCTTTATTCCACTGTAATGATCTGACAGTCTTCTCATTTTCCCATTTATAGCAAATACAGATGATAGCCCTTTCTTTGATAATGTTATCATGGCTAATATGTATATCATGTCCTACATTCCAGGAGCTGACTACATTATAACTTGTTTCAATGTCAAAAAAGAGTCTTTTAAACTTGTTGTTTAATTTCATTAATTAGTTTTAGTAATATTAGTTGTTTTGATAGGATTCGAACCTATAACCTCCAAGATACAATCTAGGGCTCTACCAGTTGAGCTACAAAACAAACCTGCTCTTGGTACTTAGACCGCTGAGAGCAAAGCCACATTTAAGGGCTAATTAAAATACATAAGTCACTTAGAACGGAAAATCATCAGTTACTTTTTTGCTACTTGTTGTACCATTATTGGTATAATTTGTAGTTTCAGTATCTGCCGTGTCAAGAGGCTTAAGATCATACTTGTTAGTAGGATCATACTTAAGCTTTGTTGGATTTACAGTAAGTTTTTCTGCAAATGCGGGTAGTCCAATTGTAGCTTTAGCCCAATCTTTCTTTTTCTCTCCAGTTTCTGGATTGATTCCCCCCGCTACCATCTCTCCCGAGAATTTAACACGAAGCCACTTACCTGCAATAGTCCTGGTCAGATTTTTTGCATAATCCGCATAATTTTTACCAGTTACTGCATCTAAAGTAGTTTCATCTACTACTTTGTTTCCTAAGTGTTTAATCTTAGTCATAGTACGGTCTTTTGCTGCTTCTGAAACATAAAATTTCACATCTGCAGTTTGACCCTCTCTGTTCTCAAAACTGAATGTAAGATACGGACTCTTACCTTCTGGTTCTGTTGCTGTTACGCTCGTTACTTTCACTTCTTGAATTCCTGGAGCAAGAAACTTGCTCTTGAATTCTTTTGTCTCATCAGTTGTACCTCTTGTACTAATCATTGATTGAATTTAATTGTTTATATTTAATTAACGTTAATTCTATTATGCTGTTACTAATTCCCCTGTAAATTCTCTTATTTTATCAAGCAGGAATTTACCGTCATTGGCTACTTTAAGTTCCCCCTCAAATAAATCAGGAGGAGACTTAGCTGTAGTTCCTTCAGCAAATGTATTATACCAATATTCAGGCTTACCCTTATCATTGGCTTTACTGTCTGAGAATAATACTACTGCAAATTCTCTTTCAATTTGACCTCGCCACTCTTTACCCTTGGATTTAACTACTTTTTCATTGTTTCCGTCCACATTTTCAATAACTTCATAATGTGCACTTACGAAAACATGCTTAGGAACCTTCTTAATAAGCTCTATAAGCTTGCTAATAGACTCATTATAATGATTCCATATGTCAAATCCTTTTTTAGTTTTCCTTGCTTCTAATAGCGCAAATTCAAGAATAGCGCTGAAACTGTCAATATAGATAGCTTCTACATCAGAATTTTTTGCTGCTTCTATAATAGCATCATATGCCTCTTTATAAGTTGTTGGCCTTGAATGATACTTAAATTTGTTTTTAAAAGGCAATGGCTTATTTTCAGCATTCACAATTGCAGTGTTTTCACTGAATGTTTTTGCTGTGTAAGTTTTGCCAGTTCCACTTCTTCCCACTAATAGTACCTTAAAATACTCTTTTTCTTTACTCATTAATTTATTTATGTTTAAAATATTTATCTGCTGGTATTCCTTGTTTTTGTTCTTCAATCATGCAACCCTGAATTCCAAATAAAATTGCACTTAAATGATCTTCATTTCTGTCACCATTGAGATATTGTGCTAAATGTCTGTCTACAGACTCTAAATAACTCTCAATAGGCATGCCTTTGATCCAATTCTGGTCACCATATTTATTAGCACCTGTTGTCATATGGTAACCAAACCGAAGCCTTGTGTAGCCTTTAAAATTATGCACAAAAGGTTTATTGGAATTATTATCTCTTTGAGCCCCTGTTTTGAATTTTCTGTTTTTTATTTTCTTCTTTTTTCTTTGCATTATATTCTTTTAAAGTTATCACTCTAATACTGTTTTCTTCACAGGAATCACATGTCTGGTTTGCATCTGAACCCATATCATCAATAAACTTATTTGTATTGATATTAACCCATGCTTCCATAGATACATTATCGGATCCACAGTAAGGACATACTAATAAATTGAGATTAACTCGTTTTTTCTTTTTTATTTTCTTTTTCATAGCTTTTAATTATATAAAGTGTCAATTTTTCTTTTTCTTTTCATTCTGATGTCTTAAATAATCTACTATAAAAGTAATTGATTCCATATCATTGCCTGTGAGTATCTTTTGTATATTTTCTGAATCTTCAAAATCAAAAATATTTAAAAGTTTTTTATAATCCTTATGGTGACAATGACAAAGCTTTCCATGAATACTTCCTGGAAAATACTGATCCCTCATATTACTGCATAGAGAATAAATATCCTTTTTATCTACATAAAAACAATATTTGTTATAACCACTAGTAGGAATTTCAACTATATCTCCTTCTTTGAATCTTTTGTCCCAATATTCATCTGTGTTATCCATAACTTTCAATTATATTTAAAGTGAATAAAATAATTTCTTTTTCTCTTGATAATAGACTTTTTATTATATTATCTCTCAATTCTTCAGGTATTTTTTCAAGAAATTTATCATATTTAGGAAAAAGATGTAATGGGATTTTACCTAACAGATTTATCGAAGCCCCTGGAAAATGATCTACATTATTACGAGGACTGGATTTTAAAACATTATAATAATCTTTACCTTGAATATAAACAATATCTTGATATCCTTGATAAATGCGGCTTTTAGGAATAAAAATATCTCCAATTTCTAGATAAATTTTCTTATTTGGCTTCATTTTGTTTAAGTATATCCAAAGCGAAATTAATAGAATCTTCATTTCCTCCTTGAAAAATCTTCAAAATTTTACTTTGTTTTTTAGTCATTTTATGAATATTAAATAAAACTGTATAATTTTCAGGACCATATCCAGGCATCAGTACTTTGTGTCTATCAGAAATATTTAAAATAGGACTGTCTCTGCCTAAATATTTTTCTGAATAAATACAAATATAAAAAGGATAATGATCTGGAGCTTTGTTTCTATATAAAACATCTCCAGGTTTAAATTTATCTTTCATATTATAATTCTTTAAAGTAGTTTACGCATATTTCCATTTATATCCTCCAGTTGTTTTTAATCTTCCTCTACAACAAGTAGAAATATTTGCAGAAAATAAACTAGTTTGAATAGAGGCTTCTTTAATACTATTAAAAGTTTGAATTAAAGTTCCTTCTAAATCAAACTGTTTAACTTTTCTCTGATGAGTTTCCTTCATTTTATCCATCATATATTTAGAAGGTTTCCATCTTTTAGATTTAATAGTTTTGGACTGTTTTAGTCTTTCTTCTTTAGATCTCTTTATTCCTTTATGAGCTTTAGAAACAGCATCTTTGCATTTCTGACTTTGAGTTTTTCCTAACATAGGATGAACGGCCCCATTCTTATATCTAGCTTTTTGAGTAGCTGATAATTTTTTACGTTGAGTCTCTGTAAAAGGGACTCCCAAAGCTCCATCACCTCCTTCAGTCATGTTAGTTAATTTAAATCCCCAAGTTTTAAATTGTGAAATCCAATATTTTTCTAAATCAGAACTGTCTTTCCAGTCACAAAAATCAATTTCTTCAATAATAGGTTTAAGATTTAGATTTGTTAAACTCTTAATCCAAGTTTTTCTCTTACAATTAGATCTTTCAGAAAGGTGTTGGACTAATCTATACTTAAGTTTTTGTACAGTTTTACCAACATACCTTACTGAATCATATCTTGGATCAATCAATATATAAATATTTGTTCTTTTCATTAAGGGAGCTCTTTAAAGTAATTGACGGCTCCGTTAAAATATAAATCCACTGTTTGAGAACCAGCTCCTCTTCTATTAAGAAGAATACTGAGTTCTCTGTAATTATCTTTTAATTTAGTTAAATCCTGATTAGAATAAGTTTTAATTCCATATCTATTTGGAGCAAATAAACCAATTACAAGATCTGCGTCTCTAACAGTTAGTTTACAATCAGCCATACCATCAGTCGAAGGTTTTAATTTTTCTACTACAGTGTCGCCTCTTAGAGTAAATACCTGTTTATCTGATTCTGCACTTTGTTGCTGAACATTAACAACTGTATAACCAAATCTGTTTCTTAATCTAATACAATAATCTGAACTAAACTTCATCATAGCATCCCATAGTCCTCCGCCTTTTTCAGGTTGTAATAAACTTAAATGGTCAACTAAAATAACAACATATTCATCAGGATTATTAGGAATATAATAATCTTCTAATTGTTGATCTTGACCATCAATATTGACTGTTTTGTAGATAATAGTCCCATTTTTAAGAGCATAATCTCTGACATATTTGTAGATACCATAAGGATTTCTTATATCATCTATATATGTAACAGTTGACTCAAATTGTTGAAAAAAAGAATCATATGTTTCAATGGTCTTTTCAACTTCATCTTCTAAAATATAGTCCTTGAATACCGATCCCAATCTTTCTGATGAGATAACTTTGCCTGTTTCTTTGAATAATTTGTAGGAAACAGCTTCCTTGATCTTATCCTCCTTAGACATCTCCAACGAGAAGTAAAAGATTTTAAGTTTAAGATTCGTTTCTTGAGTCGCAATAAAATTAAATGGTTCATAGACATATAAAAAATCAGCTAATTTGGTTTTTCCCGCATTGTTATCTTATAGGCTCTTTATCCTATAATTCTACACTTTCAAGCTGTTATTTGTGTAGTCCAGACTATATCATCACTTTTTCAAGTGTTGGATTTTCGTGGACATATTATATTCTACGCAAGTAGTTTCAATGTCTAGTCGTTGAACCCGCATTAAGTATTTAACTTAATGATAGGCTGCTGATTGTCCTCTTCAGGAGTTTCCAGCAATTTATCCAATTTTACAAGGTCTATTTTATATTTTCCTTTATAGGTAAGATTTTTATAATAATATTGTCTAAGATTATTTTGATTAGTTTTAAGAAACAAACACACTAATTTAAATGAATCAAATTTTATTACTTTTCCAGTATTAATATTTGTCAGCTTAAATTGTTTACTTCTTGAATTTTTCAAAATACTTCTTCTACTAACATTAATTTTAGGAATTTTATTTCCTAAAAATTCATGACTCCAATAATATCCTTTAGCAGATTTGTAGACTCCGGTAATACATCTTATTAATGTACTTGGAACCCCGCCAACCTCTTTACATGCATCATTTAAAGATGCATATTCTTTTAAAAAGTTTCCTTCTAAAGAATATTGATACGTTTTCTTGGTAGTCTTAGAAATTAATCTTAATTTAAATAATTTTTTCTTTGTTTTAGAATGCTTTTTTCTAGACTGAATACTTGGAATATTTCTTTCAACAATTTTAGTAATATTATAATGACCAAATTGATCAATATAGTACTGTTCTAAAGATTCCAATTTTTCTACTTTACATTCTACAACAAGTTCAAATTTAAAATTATCTAAACCATGTTTATTAACTGAATTTTGCAGTTTCTTATTTTGGTGTTTATTATGTTTTAACCAAGACATATGCTTACTAAGTCTTCCTAATACATTAATAGAACTTCCAACATAACATTTATTTGTTATACAATTAAGAATTCTGTAAATTCCTATTATTTTTAAATCTTTCATTTCTTTCATTATACAGTCTTTATATATAAGACGTATAAAACCTTCAAAAGGGTGCTTTAAACCTTACTATTAGCAGTTACAATATTATATCTTCTTTGCTGCACACCGGGCAAGACAGTACTTAACTTGGGCAAACTTAACCAGGGTATTACATTAACTTTTCCATCTAATCTTGCTTGTTTATTTTCTTTTAATTCTTTCTTTACTCTATCAAATATTTGCATTTATTTATATCTATATTTTTTTAAATTGACCTGTTTTAGTAAAATATCTAAATTTAATAACACTCACAGAGAAAGCCTCATCATTAGGATTAGTACTAACTAATAAATTTTGAATTTGCCGTTACAATGTTGTATCTTCTTTGCTGGACTCCTGGTAATACTCCTGATAGTTTAGGAAGACTGAGCCAAGGGATAGCTGTGACTTTTCCTTCCAGTCTAGCTTGTTTATTTTCTCTAAGTTCTTTTTTAACTCTTTCAAATATTTGCATTTATTAAATAGTATATCAATACCAAAGTTACAAGTTTGTTTATCTGGAGAAGTAAGTAATGGAATTAAATTTTTATTAATCAGCTCTTTAATATTTGTTTCAAAAAAATAAACAGAACTGCAAAAATAAGGACCTGACAGATTCTCATCAACCAAAGATATAAAATTAGGATAATTCAAAGCAACACAAACAAAAAGCTTGTAATTATCAGAGCTACCCGCAAGAAACCAACAAATATCTCCAAATTTAGGTGTAAAACCACTAGTAACATGAGTATAATCTTTTATTTTCATAATTATAATTTTTCTCTATAACTATCTTCAGAGTTTTCTTCTTCTAAATCAACATACTTTTCATAAGTACGTTGATTAAGCCATACATTGAATTGTTGCAGATATTGAAGTGAGCCCCTTGTAGTTTCAAGTTGTTTTTCTAATCCTTTAATCATAGTATCTGCTAATGTAGGATTAGATTTACACAGCTTGTTAAATTTTTCTTTAGCAACTTTAGCATCAGAACTATCAGTATTCTTAGCTCTTAATATTCTGTACCCGCCTCTGCCATCAGGAACTTTTATAGGATACATGCTGTATAATTCAGCAAATTTCTTATCTAATTCTGTTGCACCAAATAAGTCTCTTGCTAGTTGTCTGAAATGAATTTTTCTTAAATCCAAACTATTACTTCCAATTTTGATATATCCTTTGGATTCAAGGCTATTAAATGCCTCAATACTGATATTAGGCTTATCTGTTCTTATACTTTCATTCAGTCCTTCATATTCTCCGTCATTTAAACACTTTAAAATTGTAAACTCCTCAGGAGTTAAATTCTTCTCTTTTAGTACTTTCAAATCAAAACTTATTATCATTCATATCTTTATTTTTTAAAACTTCTTAACATATCCATTGCAAAATTTATAGTTGACTCGTCTTCTCCTGAAAGCATATTAAAAATGCCTCTTTTATTTATAGATTCAGGAATATCCCAATAGTTACACAAAACTTCATATTTATCATGAAAAGTTTCAGAATTTGGTCGCCAAGCAGTTCGTGATGGATGAGAGCTTGCTCTATCTTGAGTTCTGGCAAATACAGAAATAGATTTATACTTATCATGCAGCATAAATAAAATTAATGTGAATTTTTTGGGAGAACAAGCCTGATAAACAATATCTCCTTTCTTAAACTTTTTCATATATAAATATAAGATTATTGACTGTAAAAGTCAAGTATTATTGGTAATATTTTTAATTA